AAAAAAAAATAAAAAAAATAGAATAAATGAAATATGTATAAAAATACTTAAATAACATCTGTCTAAAGATATATATACGAAAACATAGATGTCAGATTTTGAAAGAAAGATTTTAGAAAATGGGCAAATAAATCCTAAATATATTGATTTGTGTGACGAGGACCCACCGATTGCTGGACAAAAATTCGCTTGTTTGTCTTTTATTTCCCCCGAAAAAATATTAAAAAGACGCGAGATATTCATGTTTGATGAGTTTGTCAAACAGTGGGATTTCAAGAAATCGATGGACAAGTTGTTGGATTTCATTCAATTTATTTCTTACAAATATGGTTTGGATTCNGAGAGCATTATCAAGGATTACACTGAATTCATNGAAGAAGAAGGTGTTCGCATAAAAGATAACACTGTCGAANATGATTACAAGAATTTCTTGGATAAAAATGAGGAGGTTCTCACACAGAAATTCCAGAANGTCAATCAATTCCAGACATCCGTAAGAGGATTAAAAATTCGCGGTGTGTTTCCTACTCAAGAGGAGGCAGAATTAAAATGCAAGAAAATCCGTGATTTGGACCCCAACCACGACATATTGGTTGGACCCGTAGGTGTTTGGTTACCTTGGGACCCGGATGCATACAAAACNGGGCGTGTTGAATTCATGGAGGAGGAATTNAACCAACTNCACAACGAGAAAATGAAGAACGAGGCAAAAGCCAAGGAGGAATTCGAGCGCCGTGTAAAGGAATCCAAGAAGAAGGCGATTGAGGAGAACATCAAATTGGCACAAAAGAGTGGCAATGTTCTTACACAAACCATTGATGAACAAGGAAATTTAATTGGTGTTAAAGAGACGGTTGATTTCGAGAGNCGTGANGTTGCAACTGAAGAAGAAACCAATGAATACAANAAAAAGGTTGTTGAATACAATTTACAAAAGGANGCGGAAGCTAAAGTGGATTCCTCAGCCGAAACCAAAGAAGAATAGAGGTCTTACAGATTCTATACCAAACATATCGCATAACCAATTGCCCATAAATCCCATGAGCCATGCAATGGTTCCATTACATAATAGGTCAATACATACCATAATATAATTACTATACAATAAATAGAATGAGAGGCTACCTGTCCGAGTGGTTAAGGAGATGGACTAGAAATCCATTGGAAAAGGTTCGAATCCTACGGTAGTCGAAGATGGTACCAACAGTATATAATGTAAGATATCCTACATTATATAATATTATCATGAATCAATCATGTGCGGGTTGTTAAACCAATGAGTAGAATCAGAAGAATCAGAAGAATCAGAAGATTTGCGGGGTTTATGTTTTAATTTGTTCGATTTCTTAAATGCAAACCCAGTTTTCCTTTCAGTTTCGAAAGACCCTTCCGACGAACTAGAAGAAGGAAGAGATTTGCGTGTGAGTTTCTTCTTACACATGTGTGCAGCTTTTTCGGTTTTTGTTCGGAGTTTTTTTTGTAATTCTGTGGTAGGAACACTTTCAAAGTTTGCGGAATCTGATTCTAGTTTATGGTACTCAATTGGAACAATTTTATTATTGTGTAACCCATAAATGGTTTGTTCTAAAGTTGGTTTATGAACATCTCCAAATGTAAATTCTTCAGGGTGTCTTGCTTGTTGGTTGGGGGTTTGTTTAGTAGAACGCTTTGATTTTTTTTCTCCACCTTTTTTTAGTTTCAACAGTTTTTTGGTTACTGAACGACGTCCCATTATATATTGTATGTCTATTTTATTTTTTGAGGATTCTGTAATTATATAGAAAAAATTACAGAATATCACCTAACGAATTATACTAAACTTATTTTTTTGATTTTTCCATAGAAGCCAATTCTTGTTTTATTAATTCAACTTGTGCTTTAAGAATTATAGAGACTATATTATCTGTAGTGAGTTCTACTTTTTTTTCTACAGGTTTGCTGTAAATCGATTTCTTCAGTTGTCCCATGGTGGGTTTAGGTTCTGTTCGAGTGGCGGATTTGGATGCAGATTTGGATGCAGATTTGGATGCAGATTTGGATGCAGATTTGGATGCAGATTTGGATGCAGATTTGGATACAGATTTGGATGCAGATTTGGATACAGATTTGGATGCAGATGCCTTATGAGTATTATTATGCTTAAGTTTATTTCTACGTGTGCTAGAATATAACGATTTCTTAGGTTTCAATGATGCAATGGCAATCGCAATTTTCTCGGTACGTTTTACATTAGTTTCACTTGGTCCGATTTCAGCATTATGTTTATCCGTTTTACTTTGTATGAAATCCAACACTTCGGGATATATATCATAATATTTGACATAAATTTCTTCTAGTTCCGCAGGTTTCTGTAACAAGGATTTTTTAATATGCGGATTGTTCATTGCAAGTCCAAACGCTTTTTCAAGTGTTTTCTGGAATACTTCATCTGTGGTATTCGGCGAGTTATATTTAAACGATTTTGCAGGTATAAAACTAGCGGTGTTATATGTATTTTCGTATGTCATTTCAGCCGAACTTTCTTTTGTAGGTTGTGGTTGAATTCCCAACACATTTTTCGCGATTTTGGATAAATTCTTTTTTGTTCTCCTCAGTAAAGTATTAGGTTTTGGTGATTTTTTGGTAGACATGGTGTAGTGTATTATATATTATCTAAATATAATATTGATAATCAAACAGGTCAAAATCTGAGGTTATCCACTGTGAACATAGTATGGGTTCTCGTATTTTCAGTTTCTGTATTTTCTCCCTTTTCTTTCGTTTTTCTTGATATTCCGATTCTTCAAAGAAATCAAACACCCAATTGGATTGTTGAACGGGTTCTTGTATTTTCAGTTTTTTTATCTTTTGTTTCTTAACATATTGTTTTATTATGTCACTATCCTTTTTAGATTTATCTCTGTTATCATCCAGTTCATACAGACTTTCTGAAGTGAAGTCACNATCCTCATCCGTTTTTGGACGAAAGTAAAACAACCTAAATAATTCTTTGTTGAGTTTTTCTACATTTGTCCAGTGATTTGAGATGGATGAATCCACACCAGCTTCAACGACCGGGTTATAGGATGGATTCGAGTTGGAAGTTGGTCCCATAANCGGNAGCGGTAACTGCATTGATTTACGCCGAGACCGTATTGGCATTTGTAAAACAGAATTCANGTTCACCTGTGTTGATGCAGTTGCAGGAGATGCAGTCGCGGACGGTGGTTTCAACAACNNATTTGTTTTACTTGTCTTTTCGTTTGGTGTCGTGCCTATCATAGCTCCCATCATGCTGCCTCTACGTTTTATAGGTGTAGATGGTCGTTCTACGACGGATTCTATAGGTATATGCGGAGTAATGGGTATAGTCGAATCCATAGTATCCACAGTCGGAACATCGTGTTCTTCTAAAAAATTCAAATGTAATTTTGTTTTATACCTTGTTCGCGACCCATTCCGTGGTGCAGAAGACATTGTAAATTGAACACTCATACATGTGAGTTCTTTCTATAATAGATTACCATTTTGTTTTCTTCACATTTATTTGTTGTCCCGCACTTTTCTTTCGAGATTTGTTCGGGTCATACGCTTCATCCTCATCATCCGACCCCATTCCCTTGGAAATTTCCCAGAATTCCTTCGACCCCAATTTGAAATCCGGTCTGCCTTCGGCTCTATACCANAAAATCTGGTCATTCAGTTTNTTCGATTTTGCATTGTTATTAATTACCAAACACTCATAGTTCTCGGTGGTTTGGTCCATCACCGAATTAAACGATTCCAATGTAGGAAACATCGAGGCATAGTTCTCCCAAATACGTTTTCTGTTGGTCATATACGGTTCTCTCAAAATAAACACATAATCAATGTTGGTTCTCAAATTCGGTGGAATACCCAGCGGATACTGCATAGTAATAATGAGCATGATTTTCCAGTGACGTCCGTTCATGAAAAGAAGACGCATCAGTTTATCACGTGTCCAGGATTGGTCATACAAGCAATCATCTAAAATGACAAACGCACGAGGGTCGATACTGGTTTTACGATACATTTCCATTTCTTTATTTACTTGTTTGAGAACCACCTTCTGTCTTCTTAAAATGTTCTCGATTAACACACTGTTATATTCCTCATGAATAAAGAGTTTAGGAACATGGCTAGAGTAGAACCCATTCCCTGCTTCTGTCCCAGAAATCACGGTTCCAATCGGAATATCTTGATGATGGTATAATAAATCACGCACTAAATAGGATTTACCTGTATCACGACGTCCAATCATGACAATTACTGGTCCTTTGTTCTCATCTGGTTTAAATGTAATGGAACGAATATCAAATTTCTTTAATTCTAATGTCATATACTATATAGATTACACATGTATTTTATATATATGTAATTTTACGAGCGGGAGGTCTCCATTTTTCCAGACATCGTTTAATTGAATCAAAAATAATGTTTGCGAGAATTATACAAAATGTCTAAATTTGCAATCCATTACCAGAAAATACAGAAACCAAATATAAAACATTTAGAACAAAACTATATTGACATGTCGACCCCCCCATCTGGGTCAGTAGACCAAGGTTCCCCCACCCATCACCCATACAATCCATATAACATAAAGCATTTACAGTGTTATAATCCAATTTACAACTTATTTTTTGAGTTGAATGAGAACAATTACGATACTATTGGATTAAATCATAAATATCATCTGTATGACCTTACTCACGTTACAAATAAAAGTGAAATACCAGGAACAGTTGAAGCGAAAATTTTCATCAAGTTCTCCCCATTATTGGATACAGTTCGGTATCTTATTGGAAAATACAGACAACCAGAATTGCTTCGCAANTTACCGACGNATTCTGCACAATCCTCGCAATCCGCACTATCCACTCAATCCACCCATCCTAAAATGGAGAACCCATGTAATTCATCNTACATAGATAATTTTTTCTGTTATTTGTCCAGTCAATTATTAAATGAACACGGATTCCCAAATGCCATTAATTATTATGGTTCTTTTCTGGGTATACAGGAAAAATTTAAAATGAATGTAGCCGATGATATCGAATATTTATTACAATCTGAATATTTTAAACAAAACAAGGGAAAAATATACGAAATCGAGCAAACCGACGAACAGGAGCAATATACCAATTTTGGTTCTCGTGCAAATAAAAGTAAACTATGTATTCACAATCAAACAGAAATTAGTGTTATTTCCTTAGAAGACCTCACCCTGTCCCCCGAGGATGTCATCGATGNTGCAGNAGAAGATACATCCACAAAATGTGATAATGTCGATTTATCTGAAGATATCGATACTGAATGTGTGTTTGAAACTGACATTACTCATTCAGACACATCTTCTACAAATTCATCCAATAACAGCGAATTAAATTATTCGGAGAACGAAGACGAAGAAGACGAAGAAGACAACGACGAAGTTTCATCTGTTGAATGGGAAGATATGGCAAGTGAAACCGATGAAACAGATGAAACAGATGAAACCAATGAAGACAGTAGTATAGCAACTGAAGATGAATTAAAAATGAATGCATTTATTTACGATTTCCCCGTGCAAATGATTTGTTTGGAAAAATGCAAAGGAACGATTGACTATTTATTTATGAAAAACAAAATGACAGTAGAAACCGCAGCCAGCGCACTCTTTCAAATCATAATGACATTGTTAGTCTACCAGAAGGCATTTTATTTCACACATAATGATTTACACACGAATAATATCATGTATGTAGAAACCGACCAAGAATACATTACCTATAAATATAACAATCAGTATTATCGCGTTCCAACGTATGGTAAAATATATAAAATCATCGATTTTGGAAGAGCCATCTATCGATTCCAGGGAAAAACCTTTTATAGTGATAGTTTTGAATATGGGGGTGATGCTCACACACAATACAATTTCGGACCTTTTTTTAATGAAAAGAAACCGCGATTAGAACCAAACTACAGTTTTGATTTATCGAGATTAGGTTGTTCTATTTATGATATTTTGTTTGAGAACGAGAACATAAATGAAGATGAAAACACATTAGATGACTTACAGAAAATCATATTAAAATGGGTTACAGATGATAATGGTAAAAACATTCTTTATAAAAAAAATGGAGAAGAAAGGTATCCAAATTTCAAATTGTATAAAATGATTGCGCGAACCGTTCATCACTGTGAACCCGCGGAACAATTAAAAGAACCATATTTCGCACAATTTTTGTTTGTCCCTGGCACACAGGAAACGCTAACATCGGTCATTGATATCGACCACCTTCCATCTTATGTATAAAGCCGCATCCTATCTAATCCCATCCAAATCATAAAGAAATAAATTCTGTATGATTTTATTATGCAGCGAACAAACCCTCTCAGAATCCAGGAATATCCGTAAATATCTGAGTCGCCTCAGCTTTCAAGGTTTTGTTCTCTGTTACAATATTTAAAAAGTCACTAAAAGAATGTTGGGTGTAATAGTATCCGTAAGAACCCAATAACGAACTCATGAATACTATAAAAGAATCACGAAACATCACTTTTAATGGTTTGAATTCTTGTTCTAAATATTTCATTTCAATCAATTT